AAATGTATAAACAAATAAAAAATCCAAATAGTTTAGTAAGCACTGAAACAATTTTAAGATTGTTAGACAAGGCTTGCATTCCATTCGACCCAGCCAACACCGACTACCAAGCATACCTAAAGTGGGTAGCTGAAGGCAATACACCATTACCAGCAGAAGGGGCTGAATAATGACCGAAGCTGAATTAAAACTCCTAAGCCACGAAGAAGTATGTAAGGTTCGATACGAACAGATTAATGCTAGACTAAAGAGACTAGAACAGATTCTCCTCGGTACTGCTGGCTTCATTATTATAACACTATTAACCTTGGTACTTAAATGAGTATAGCACATTCCGTAGGAAAGAACTTAACAGCGAATACGCTGACTACTCTCTTTACTGTTCCTACTCGTAACTTAGCAAAGTGTGTTAATATCCTAGTAAGTAATCACAGTACTTCTGCTAAACATATTACTGTATATTGGTATGATGCTAGTGCTAACGTATCAATAGAGATTCTGTATCAGTATAACTTAACATCAAAGAATTTCTTAATTCTAGATAATGGTTTCTACTTCATGATGGATGAAGGAGATCAGCTCAGGGCTATCTCAGAAACAGGATCAACCACTACCATTGTAGCATCATTTGAAATAGAGCAACGTAGTTCCGTACAACAGTTTTCATAAGGAGAAGTAATGCCACTCGCTAAAGGTAAGTCACAGAAGACAATTAGTAAGAACATTTCTAAGATGGTCAAAGAAGGAAGACCACAGAAGCAAGCAGTCGCAATCGCATTATCAACCGCTAAAGTAGCTAAACCAAAGAAAAGGAAATAATATGCCAATGGTCAAAGACAAGAAGTTCCCCTACACCGCTAAAGGTAAGAAGGAAGCTAAGACATACGCTAAGAAGACTGGTGCTAAAGTAAGCACTGCTCCAAAGGCTAAACCCATGAAGAAGATGGGAGCTATGCGTGGCTACTAAACCGGGTCTCTATGCCAATATCGCAGCAAAACGCCGTCGTATTAAGGCGGGTTCCGGCGAGAGGATGCGGAAGGTAGGTAGCAAAGGCGCTCCTACCGCTAAAGCCTTTATCGAGTCTGCTAAAACAGCTAAGAAGAAGAAATAATGGTTAAAAAGGTATATCAGAATCCCAAAGGCGGTTTAAACGCCAAAGGAAGGGCTTATTTCAAGCGAACTGAAGGCGCTGACCTCAAGCCCCCAGTTTCTGCTAAAGCGGCTGCAAAGTCCCCTAAAGCGGCTGGAAGACGAAAGAGCTTCTGCGCCCGTATGGGAGGCGTTAAAGGTCCGATGAAGGACGAGAAAGGCAGACCTACTCGCAAAGCCTTGGCATTAAAGAAATGGGATTGTTAAGATTTTACTTGACAAAATAGTCAAACTATGATAGGATAACGCATGGCTTCAATGAACTATATTTCCTTGGTTAATGACGTATTAATCCGCTTACGAGAGCCAGAGGCTTCCTCGGTTGCTGATAACGCCTACGTTAAGCTCATCGCTAGATTCGTAAACGATTCTAAGCGTCAAGTTGAAGATTCCTATAACTGGAATGCTTTATCAGAGACACTGTCTGCCACAACAACAGCCGATGTATTTAACTATGTATTAACTGGTTCTGGTCAGCGGTTTAGAGTTATCGATGTGTTGAATGATACCGATAACTTCTTTGTTGAGAACGCTTCTACTGTGTGGATGGATCAGCAGTTCTTATTGACAACAGCACAGAAGGGTAGTCCAAAGTATTATAACTTTAACGGTACTAATGCTAATGGAGATACACAAGTAGATTTATTTCCTATTCCTAACGGAGCATATGATATTCGGTTTAACATCATTAAACCACAAATACCATTAGCGGCTAACGCTGATGTATTATTAGTTCCTGATGAGCCAGTAATCTTAGGCGCATTAGCTAGAGCGCAAGCAGAGCGTGGAGAAGACGGCGGAGTACAGTCAGGTGAAACTTATGTATTGTATCGCCAAAGTCTTGCAGATGCAATATCATTAGAATCAAATCGCTATGTTGAAGAATCCCAATGGAATTGGATCTAAATGGCAAGCCAACTACAGACATCGTCTATAGCTGCACCGGGTTTTTACGGACTCAATCTACAAGAGTCTAGTATTACTTTGTCCTCTGGCTTTGCATTAAAAGCCCAGAACTGTGTAATCGATAAATATGGTCGTATCGGTGCAAGACGTGGATGGACTCCTGTTAACTCCTCAGTTAATACTGACTTAGGAGCTGGCAATGCAGTAGAATTTATATTTGAAGTAGTAGATGGCGGAAGTAATCAAGTATTAAGTGCTGGTAATAATAAGTTATTCGTAGGAACAACTACGATGACTACCAAGACAGTTCGTAACGCTACTAACAGTGGCGATGCTACTTACACTATTACAGCTAACAACTGGCAAGGTGCTGCAATGTCTTACGGAGATGTTAGCGACTTCCAGCCTCATGTGTATTTAGCACAAGCTGCACACCCAATGCTAGTGTATCATGAGTTACCTACTTCTGGTGGTGGTTTTAATGACCACAATAGCGGTACGTTTGGTTATCAAAGAGTAGGAGACGCTGCTGCATTGCCTACTAATCATAGCACTTCTACCTTTATGCCTAGCTGGGTATTATCTGCTTATGGAAGAATCTGGTGTGGTGGTATCTCAGGAGACACTCAGACTGTCTACTTCAGTGACTTACTAGCTGGTACAGACTTTCAGAATGGAACTGCTGGTTATATTAATATGCAGGAAGTTCTCCCTAATGGAGATCCTGTAGTAGCTGCTGCAGCACACAATGGATTTATTATCTTCTTTGGTCGTAGAAACATAGCAATCTATGCTAATCCTTTGGATACAGGATCGTTAACTCTTGTTGAGGTTATCTATAACGTAGGATGTATTGCTAGAGATTCAGTACAGAATATTGCAACAGATGTGTTGTTTTTATCTGAATCAGGAGTTCGTAGTCTGCAGCGAGTAATCCAAGAGAAGTCCATGCCGATGCGTGACATCTCTAAGAATGTTCGTGATGAACTAATATCTTCTGCGTCCTCTGAGACAGATTTAGCTAAGATTAAAAGTGTTTACTATGAACGTGATGCTATCTATTTATTAACACTGCCTACAAGTAAATTTGTATACTGCTTTGATACTCGTGTTGCACTGGAAGATGGTTCAATGAGAGTTACAATTTGGGACAGTATTGAGCCTAAGTCATTCTTTGTAACACAAGCTAAAGATCTATATCTAGGTAAACCGGGATATATTGGTAAGTACTACGGCTATGCTGATAATACTTCTAGCTATCGGATGGCTTATTATACAAACTACTTTGACTTTGGTGCTTCAACAAATATTAAATTATTAAAGAAGATTGGTTGGATATTAATTGGCGGTACTAATCAATCCGTAGCAGTTAAGTGGGGATTTGATTATAGCGAAAGCTACCAAGCCACTACTTATACGCTAGATCCTGCTACGATATATGAATACAATAACTCTACTGTAGATACTATTCCCGGCTCTACAGAATATAACATCGCTGAATATACGTCAGGTATTGTTTTAGATCGCTTTAATATCAATGCTGGTGGACAAGGCACTGTAATGCAGTTAGGCTTAGAAGCAGATATTAATGGTAATCCAGTTTCAATTCAGAAAATAGACGTAGCAATTAAGCAAGGAAAGACTCTAGTCTAAGGACATAACATGGCAAACTATACAAAAGCAACTAACTTTACAGCTAAAGACGGACTACCTACTGGTAACTCAGGCAAGATTGTTAAAGGCACAGAGATTGATACTGAGTTTACTGCGATAGCTTCTGCTATTACATCTAAGGCAGACCTTAACAGTCCTGCTTTAACAGGTACTCCTACTGCTCCTACAGCTTCTGCCGGTACTAATACTACTCAATTAGCAACCACAGCGTTTGTTCTAGCTAATGCTATTCCTAGTGGATTAATTTCTATGTGGTCTGGTACGATTGCTAGTATTCCTTCAGGATGGGTATT